GGGCTTCGGGCATATTAATTTCCAAGCCTGCTTCTGTCTGAATTAAGTCAACCCGACGGTCAACGCCACTGTTCTCAAGGGTTTGTACCCCAACGTAAATAGCAGTATCACGATTTAACCCGTTTCCTACTAAAGGTCTATATGAAACGTATTTCATATTAATACCTAAGATATTTACATCAGTTTGGTCTAAGTGAATGTTGCGAACTACATTCATATCTCCGTAAGGAGTAGAAATAGCAGTTACATCAACACCAAACACCTTCTTTTTCCCAGTCATCGTCATATTGGCTCTATAGTTAGCAGATGTTTCAACATTATTTGCGAAATATCCTGTTAACTTGTGTAGCCAATTATAAGTAGCAGTATTGCAAAAGAAAACTGTTGCATTTGCACTATTATAACGAGGGTCTAAGAACGCACTCATGTCATCAAGAAAATCATCTTGAGTCTTTGAAGCCAATGCTGCTGTAAACTTATTTCCATATGTAGAAATAAAACTTAAAACACCATCTGTGTACCATGCGTCATCTGAAGTACTAGCTGCAGAATTGAAAAGTAGTGATTGTTCGATGTCATACTTATGCTCGATCAACTTCTCTTTCCAAGTCCTTGCCCATTCGCTAGAATCATACTTAAGCATAGTTGCTCTAGAAGTATTATCCATAGCCATTGCCGTTTTCCAAATCTGAGTATTACCAAACCCTGTGGAAAAAGGCTGGTCTTTCCAACTACTTGGAAAACCACTACCTTGAGCAAACGCACTACCAACAACAAATGAACGTAGAGAAGATAAAGTCTCTTGACTTACATTATCTCTAGCAGAATCATCAGCATGTTTATACGCTTGATTTAGATCAGTTGGGGTTTTTACCATAGAACCTACTAGTAATTTTCCCAAAATGGCATCAACTGTAACGTCTGAGACAGATGACACTTTAAACAAAGCGTAATCAGTATAAGCCGCACCTAAAGTCCCTGAAGTAGGGATTTTTACAATCTGACCAGCCATGAAAAACCCAGGCTTAGTATCAGCTGCTCCAATACCTACAGATGTTTGGCCGAATACAGTCCCCTTATTACCAGCGGATTTGTAATCGCCAATCATCATTACTTTTGTTGTGTTTGCCGTTAAGATGCCACCATTTGCTGGAGTTGCGCTATCAGCGGCTCCATAACAATATGCATAGCGTTTGTGAAATGATGGTCTTCGTTCAGTGTATTTGAACTGAGGATCAT